GGCAGCGCCGCAGCCGGCACCCGCCCAGCAGCAGCTGGACGTGTACGACGAGGACATCCCGTTCTGATGGGGCGCGTACCCGACATCATCCGCGACCACTGGGAGGCGGCCCTTTTCGCCGCCTCCTTCTCCGCAGGTTTCCTGTTCTTCTCTTCAATCCTTTGGGGGTGGTTCTGATGGCCTTCACCGTGTTCGACAGCTTCGCCGAGGTCTACGACGACTTCGACGCGAGCGACCCCGAGGACCTGCGCGACCGCGCGATGCTCGCCGACGCGATCATGATGTACGGGCTGCACGGCGTCGAGGCCGACCTGCCGAAGCACCTCCGCCGCGTTTTCAAGGCGATGAAGAACGCCATCGACAACTCCAAGGACGCGCGCGGCAGGGGCGGCAAGGGCGGCCGCCCGCGCAAGAAACCAGTTTCCGACAAACCCGAAACCCCGGTTTCGGAAAGTGAAAACCTAGGTTTTTCAAACGGGAAACCAGTTTCCGACAAACCCGAAACCCCGGTTTCGGAAAGTGAAAACCCTAACCTAACCTACCCTAGCCTGTCCTGTCCTGAACTGGGTTGTGATGAGCTGTCCTGTGATGGGGGCGATGCCCCCGCCGCGCCGCCCGAGTTCGAGCCGCCGACCCTCGACGAGGCCCGCGGGTACTTCGGCGCCAACTGCCTGAGCGGCGACCCGGACGCCTTCTGGGCCTACTTCGAGTCGCAGGGATGGGTCAAGGGCAACGGCCAGCCGGTGAGCAACTGGGGCGCCCTGGCGCTCGACTGGTCCAGGCGCCAGAAGCGCATCGACGCCGACGACCGGGCGAGGGGCAAGCCCACCGCCTCGGAGGTCGAGGCCGCGGCGTTCAGGCCAACGAGGACGCCCGAGGAGGCGCTGGCCGAGCAGGAGCGCCGGTGGGCGTCCGAGCACCCGGGCATCGACCCGGAGAAGGTCGAGGCCCCGCGGGGCACGACCGCGAGCAGGGACCGGTTCGGGCTGTACCAGGACGCGCAGAGGCTGCTGGCCGCCCGCGCCGCGTGCGAGGGGAGGTCCCGATGACGGTCGACGCGGGAGTCCTCAGGGGCTGGTCCAAGGAGCGCGCCGAGCTATACGGCAAGCCGCACCTCGGGGCGAGGTACGCGCGCGGCACGGCATACGAGCCGACGCAGGCCCGGTGCGCGGTGTGCGGCCGGCGCGCCTGCAACTGCCACCACGTGGCCCGCAGGTCGTGGGGCAAGACGTTCAAGCTCGTCACGCCAAACGGGGTGTGGGAGCTGCGCAGCCCGCTGTTCGCCCTGTGCGGCTCCGGCACGACCGGGTGCCACGGGAAGTTCCACGACGGCGGGCTCAGGGCTGAGTGGGTATGGCGCACGGGGGCGGCCGAGGAGGCGTGGTGGTCCGGCACGCTGCTCAGGGAGTACCCGCCGCACAGCAACGACCTCTACATGTTCGGCTACTGGGCCATCACCGACCGATACGGAAACGAGATCATCCGAGAGGTGAAATGACGATGGAGATCACCAACTGCGAGCAGTACGTGCTCGCCGAGCTCGACTACGAGCAGCGCCGCAACGAGCGCCTCGCGGCCGAGAACAACAAGCTGGCCAAGCAGCTCGACGCCATGACAAAGAGGGCGAACGGCTACAGCCGGATCATCAACCGCCCCAAGACGCCCATCGAGGCGCTGGCCGACAAGGTCATGCGCGAGGAGATGCTGACCCGCTTCACCTACGCCGAGGTCACGGACGTCAAGAGCGCGTTCAGCGGAAGGCTGCTCGGCTTCGACGAATGGTGCCACAATGCGATGCGATATGTGGCGCTGACGGACGGCGTCGGCGAGGAGGAGTTCACCCGGTTCATGCGCCGGGACCTCAAGAAGATCTACGACGAGAAGGTGGCCAGATGTACCGAGTGGGGGCAGGCCGATGAATGACGAGAGGGCCGTCGCCGCGGCCATCCACGCCGGGCTCCGGAGCGACGAGGTGACCGACCTGTACACGGGCGACTGCAGGGGCTGCGGCGAGTGCTGTTCGCGCTTCCTGCCCGTGAGCCCGTTCGACCGGGTGCGCCTCGAGCTGTACGTGCGCCGGAACGGAATCGAGCCCAGGGCGGAGTACGACCTGCTGTGCCCGTACCTCACGGACGGGCGCGAGTGCGCGGTCTACGCCGCGAGGCCCGAGATCTGCCGCGCCTACCGGTGCGACAGGCACAAGAGGGGCGAGCTGGGCATCTTCTTCGGCGCTGAGTGCGCCGAGGTGACCGACATGCGCGCGCTCGCGGAATCAATGGCCCGCGATGTCTATGAATGCGAATAGGAACCGAATGGAAGGAATACCGATGACCGACGAGAAGAAGACCGGCGAGACGTCCGAGACGCCATACCCCGGGACGATTAGCTGGGCGGCGACGCGGTTGCTGGAGGCAATCGGCGATGCCGCGAAGGCCGTCGCCGAGATGCTGTGGGAGAGCATCTCACACGTGTTCCGAGACGCCTGCCGGCTCATGAGGAAGCTCGCGAAGGCGCTCGACCCGAAGTGGCGGCGCCGCCGCCGTCGCGCACTCGCCCGCTCGCGCCGCAACAACCTGTACCTGAAGAGTATCGGGAGGTGCCGGTGATGGGTGGCAAGTACAGGAAGGAGCAGGGGAATGGCTAACCCCAAGGTACTGCGGAAAACGCAGCTGCTGCGCCTGCTCGTGAACGAGCTGTGCGACAGCATCGAGGCCCGCGAGGCCAAGGAGTCGAACCTTCACACCTACCCGATTTGCGGCTATGGCGGCCTCGAGGACGGGCAGGGCAAGACCCAGATACAGAGCGACATCCGCAGGTGCAGGAGAACGCTCTTCGACCTGTGGAAGCTGATCGGGAGGCAGTGAAGATGGCTAGGAACGTGTACGGCGGCTACTGCCGCGAGTGCGGCAGGTGGACGCCTCCCGGGTTCGGGCACTTCGAGCGCTACCGCGGCGGCTGGCGCGTCCACTGCGTCGAGTGCGCGAGCGGGCGGAAGCTGCCGCCCGAGGGAGACCGGGCGGCGCAGGACATGCGGCGCCACGTAAGGAACATGGTGAACGACGGAAGGTACGGGAAGAGGGGATACAGATGACGGGAACCGAGAGGCCGGACATCTACGCGGACGGGCTCCGGGAGGAGCGATGCGAGAACTGCACGCACTGCTGCGCGACGGTGCTGCGCACCGTCCACGGCGTGGAGCGCACCGAGTACGAGTGCGAGCGCAGGCCCGAGTTCGTGCACAGGACGCAGGCTGAGGCCCGCTGCAACTACTGGGAGGCGCGATGAGCGTAATCGACTGGAACATGGAGGCCCGGAACATCCTCAAGGCCGTGAGGGCCGTCGGGTACCTCGAGGGCATGAGCGCGTCCCTGTGGCGGCTCACAGGTCAGGAGATCGCCGACGAGGCGATAGTCGACTACGACAGGAGCGTGGCGGACGTCGCCGCGCTCCTGGGACTGGAGGCGAGGGACTATGACTGACGGTTACCTGCTCAACCTGCGGACGTTCCGCGAGGTGAGGGACGACAGGGCGCAGGCCCTCAAGCCGCTCGAGGAGGCGGCCGAGGCCTTCTGAGCGTGGCAGCTACACGACGGCGTGCGCTTCAGCCAGATCATGACGGCGCGTCGGGCGTACCGCGTGGACCTCATAGACGAGTGCCTGGATACCGTGCAGGCCACCGTCAACCTGCTGGCCGCCGTGGGTGCCACGCAGGGCGAGGTCGACGACGCCATCCGGCGCATGGATGAGAGGAACTGTGAGAGAGGACGTCTGTGATGGAGACTTTGGAGCAGATCAAGGCGGATGCGGTCGAGGTGTTCTGCTACGACCGTGAGTGCAGGCCGCAGGACAGGGCGCACGCCTACCTGGGGAAGTACCGCGTCAGGCGCGGCTACAACGACACGGCGATGCAGGTCGCGGTGACCGACATGATCGAGCGCGCTTACGAGGCGGGAAGGGCTGAGGTCGCCGGCGCGAACCTCGTGCAGAACCTGCGCCGCCAGCTGACGAGCATCGAGGCGACCGTCGGGGATGCCATCGACCTGCTCGACGAGAGCGTAGGGGGGGCGGACTGCGATGAGTGACTCGAGGGTCGGCGGCTACCCGATGGGGGTGACCGACGCCGCCATCGAGCGCCACTTCGGCGGGGACTGCAAGCCTAGGATGTGCGGGAACTGCAGGCACTTCTGCGGCAGCGACATCCACGTCGACTACGGCTACTGCCACCTCGAGTTCGAGCGCGCCTACGACGCGGAGGCGCCTGACCGCAAGGAAGGGTTCTGGCGCCTGGCGAAGTGGGCCGTGGCGTGGCTCATGGAGAACCTGCTGTATTGCGAGGACGAGTGCGGCGAGTGCCGCGACTACGAGGAGTTTGGGTTATGAGTGTCGAACTGCCAAAGGATGCCGAGGGACGCGAGATTCCGCTTGATACCAAAGTACTGTACGACAGTGATGGAATCGAGTTCTTCACTGACAAATCCATGTATATGCGTGTGACCGATGAATGGTGGTTCTTTGGGCATTTTGGTTCATTGACCTCTACGCATCGAATCGCAGCGACGAGACTGCACCTCACCTCGCCCGACAGCTGGGAGAAGCTGGAAGAGGACTTGGGCAGGGGCGCGGACGCGCTGAATTACGAAGCCTGCGCCTATTTTGGCAAGAATGCGTGCAACTGCTCATCGTGCATCGCCGACAAAGGCGAAACCTGCGAAAGGGTTGTCATGTGCGACATCGCATCCCGCATCCGCAAGCTGAGGGGTGAGTGCTGATGAGCAAGGTCAAGCTGAAGCCGTGCCCGTTCTGCGGCAGCACCGATGTGGAGTCATGCTCTGGAGGCGAGAGGAGTGACGGGCGCGCGTGGTTAGTGTATTACGTCGCCTGCAACGCCTGCGGGTGTACCGGCCCGATCATCAAAACCCGTGGGCGCGCCGGTGATGCCAAGGCGGCTCGTGACGCGTCGATCAACCTATGGAACTGGAGTGTAAATGATCACTGATAAGGAACGGCGTGAAATAGCCAAACGCTTGCGCGATCAGGCCGGGGCTTGGCGTTGCATGATGCCGGACATCCGCATGTCGGACCGCCGACTCACCGATAGCATCCACATGGCTTTCGGCCTAGACGATGTGGATACCACGGTGCACGACGCGCTCGACGCGCTCGCCGGCCTCATCGACCGCGGCGAGTGCGAGAACGTCTACGACGAGAGCGAATGCGGCGCATGTGACAACGGCTTCGAGTGCTCCGTTTGCGGATGCAGGGTCGAGGACGAGGAGCACTACCACGTGAGCGGCGTCTGGAACTTCTGCCCGGGGTGCGGGAGGGTGGTCCTCGATGGGACGCAGAATTAAGTTCGCGAGGCCGGTCGACTGCCCGACGTGCGGTGCGACGCCGTCACACCAGAAGTGGAAGCCGCGCAAGCTGGTGTACACCGACCAGGTGGTCGCGATAGGGGACGTCGACCCCGTCGACGCCGTCCATTGCCCTAGGTGCGACCTCGTCTTCGGTGTCGTGCATTACGAACACGACGACACGTACATCACGAGTTGGACCGAGTTCGAGACGATTCCACGCTATTGCCCGTGGTGTGGGGAGGATTTGACAAATGCCTGACAACGAGATGAAGCCGGTATTGTCGCCATCCATCGAGCTGTTGAGGCCGGACGGCCCCGCCGCGAGGGCCGCGGCCGCCATCATGGCAAACGCGGTGGCGAGCTTCAACGAGGCCCTCGTGCCCGTGCTGCGCGGCGTGAGGCGCGAGGCGAGGGCGCTCTGCAAGAGGTTCGACCCGAAATGGAGGCGCGCCCGGATTCGCGCGCTCAAGAGGTCCCGCCGCAACGTGGAGACGCTCAAGCGCGAGGGGAGGTGCAGGTGATGGCGACCGAGTACGTTCTGGACGCCGACAAGATCGCCCATTGGCGCATCGACAACCACGTCCCGCTGAAGCAGCTGGCGCGCGCCGCCGGGGTGAACCTCAGCAGCCTGAGCCACGCCATCCGCGGCGGCAGGGAAGTGAAGATGAACCTGCTGCTCAATCTGGCGAATGCGATGGGCGAAGACCCGCGCGACATCGTGAGGCCCAAAGCACTTGCAAGTCAGGAGAAAAAATGAAATTCGAGATCATTGAGCGCCACATCATCGACGTGCCGGACAGCGAGCTCACGGACGATGAGCGCCCCCTCGGCAAGATGACGCTCGCCGAGGTTCTCGACGTCATCGCGGAGAACCCGCACAGGTTCATCGAACAGTACGAGGTGTACTGCGAGGAGGTGATTCGCCTTGGGGGCAAGCTGTGAGCCGGGCTACAACCTCCCGGACGGATGCACCGACGCGGCAATCGACAGGCACTTCGGCGAGGGCAAGCCCACGTGCGCCGAGTGCACCAAGATGTACGAGTGCTGCTGCGACTACGGCATCTGCGAGATAGAGTTCGACGACGCCTTCCGGGAGAAGTTCGACGGGGCGGACGCGGAGCCGGGCGACGTCGCCTACTGGGCGCTCCCGTGGATAGCGGACCATATGAGGGACATGCAGGAGGCGGCGTGCGACATGTTCTGTGGCTGATGCCGCTGGCGGCGCTTACCGCGCTGCTGGCTTGGGCGGCGAGGTCCGCATGGGCGCTCGCCGTGGTTCTGACCGTTCTCGTGCGCATGGCGTGCGGGTGAGATTGGAGGATTGAATGGACTGGATCGTAAGGCTGGCCGGCAAGCTCATCGGGTGCCTCATCATGGCCGCGCTCGTGCTGCTGTGCGCAGCCGCCGTCGTGTGGTGCTGGCGGGTGCTCGCAGGGCTGGTCGCATGAGCGCCGGCGAGAGGGTGGCGCAGCAGCTCCGCGACGCCGCTGCCCTGCTTGAGTCCATGGCGGACGACGTGGCGGGAGACATCGACGAGAGGTTCGTGCTGCCGCCCATCACGCTCACCATCGAGATAGGCGCCACCGACGAGACCCCGACCCTGTCGGTGAAGAAGTGCTATATCGCGAGGAAGCGCCTGGCATGACGTGGAGCTCCAACGGCAACGCCGAGCGCAAGCTCAAGGCGAGGCTCCGTGCCGAGGGCAGGCCGTGCCACATATGCGGACAGCCCATAGACTACAGCCTGCCGCCCGGCACGCCGTGGAGCTTCGAGGCCGACCACGTGGTGCCGAGGGCGAGGGGCGGCGCGGTGCTGGACTACGCGAACCTCGACGCGGCGCACCGCATCTGCAACCAGAGGAAGGGCAAGCACATGCCGGGCGACGCGAGGCCCGTCGAGATAAGGCGCACGAGGCTGTTCTGAAGGCTCGAGACAACTGAATAGGCGGGGCTGAAAAGCCAAACTGGAGGCGCGGTCGTTTGCTCGGCTGCGCCTCACTGTTTTTTGGGGCGCTGAGCCGCCGATGGCGGGGGCATTGCCCCTCCCCGGGGGTGCACGGACACCCATGCTTGCCAGTGCCGATTTCCCCCCGCCCCATGACCCCAGGGCGGGGGTAGGCCGCGAATCTCACCCGCATTGCACAATGCGGGCACGAGAAAGGAGGCCGGAATGCCGGAGATGCCGGAATCGGTCGCATCCGATGACTATCAATCGCAGATCTGGGCGAGCGTAACCGCATCGGGGCGCTTCTCCGACGAGGACGTGCCGAACCTCGCGCTGCTGTGCTACTGGCACGCCGTGGCGAAGGCCGCGGAGGATGCCATGAGCAGGGGCAAGTCCGTGAAGGTGCTCGACCCCGTCGGCTACAAGCCCATCAAGGCGAAGAACGGGCGGCACGCCGTCATGGAGCGCCCGCACCCCGCCGTGTCAGTGCTCAAGCAGGCGACCGCCGAGATACGCGCGCTCAACGAGCTGCTCGGGCTGTCGCGCAAGGCGGTGCCCATCCAGGTGCAGCAGGCGCGTCCGCAGAGCGACGGCGCTAGGGTGCTGAGCCTGATGTTCGCCGACCGCGAGCGCAAGGCCAAGGCGGCTGGCGCCTGATGGAGCCCAGGCAGACGCCGACATACGAGGCGAACGTCCCGGAGGACCTCAGCGGCGACGGCGGGATGGCGTGCGAGCTCGCGACCGCCTACTTCGGCGACCCGCTCCCGTGGCAGCCGCACCTGCTCGACGCGATGCTGGCCCGCGACGCGCGCGACAAGTACCTGCTGCGCACGCTGGGCATCTCCATCCCGCGCCAGAACGGAAAGAGCTGGGTCGTGCGAGCCAGGTGCTTCTACGGCGCGCTCAACGGCGAGAAGATCCTGTACACCTGCCAGCACGGCGACACCTCCGACCAGATGTTCAAGGAGCTGTCCCAGCCATTCGAGGACGAGGACGAGACCGAGCTGCACGACCTCCTGCTCGCCGTGCGCAAGACGAACGGGCAGCAGGCCATCAGCCTCAAGAACGGCGGACTCATCCGCTTCACCACCCGCACCAACTCGCTGGCGCGAGGCAAGACCTACGACGTGCTCATCTACGACGAGGCGCAGGAGCTCACGGACACGCAGCAGGCGGCGTCCCTGCCTGCCATCTCGGCGAGCGCGATGCACAACCCGCAGACCATATACCTCGGAACGCCGCCAGGCCCCGACAACGTCGGCACGGTGTTCCGCGACCTCCACGACGACGTGCACGACGGAGAGTCCGAGATGGCGTGGATCGAGTGGGGCGCGGACGAGATAGGCGACGTCCACGACGAGTCCCGCTGGTACGAGTACAACCCGTCCATGGGCACCGTGCTCAACTACGAGGCCGTCAAGGGCGAGTCCGAGCAGATGCAGCCCGACGTGTTCGCGCGCGAGCGCCTCGGGTGGTGGGCGAAGACGGGAGGCTCGCTCCTCTACGCCCTGTCCTCCAAGAAGTGGGACGGGTGCCGGCGCGACTCGGCGCCCACTGGCGGAAAGCTCGCGTTCGGCGTGAAGTTCTCCGCGGACGGCTCCCGCGCCGCCGTCTCGTGGGCGCGCGCCGACAGGGACGGCCCGTCCTACGTCGAGCTGTACGACGTGATGGGCGCGTCGGGCGGAACGGTCGCGATCTCGGACATGCTCCTGCGCAACCGAGACGAGATAGCGTGCGCGTGCATCGACGGCAAGTCAGGAGCGGATGCGCTCAAGCGGCGGATGCTAGACGGCGGCTTCAGAAAGTGCGCGCTCGTGATGGGCACGCCCGCAATCGTGCAGGCTGCAGCTTCGATGCTCAAGGACGAGGTCGACTCGGGCACGCTGTCGCATATCGAGTCGCCGGCGCTCGACGACTCGGCGCGCAAGTCGCTCAAGCGCGACATAGGCAGGGACGGATGGGGCTTCGCGGACGGCCCCGACTCTATCGCCGCACCCATCGAGTCCGCATCGCTCGCCCTCTGGGCGGCTAGAACAACGAAACGAGACCCGCGAAGGGAACAGGAGGCCAGCTTCTGATGGCAGCAGTGAACATGGAACTGGCGGGGCAGGTAGCATCCGCCGCAGGCTTGGAGCCGGGCGACGCGGCCCTCGTCCGCGAGCTCATGACCGTCTGGCGCGAGCATCGCGCCAGCAACCTCGAGCGCGAGGACTACTACCTCGGGCACGTGTCGGTGAAGGACCTCGGCATCGCCATGCCGGCGAGCCTCGCCAAGAAGATCAACCCGCGCGTGGACTGGCCCCGCAAGGCCGTACACGCCCTGGCGGACCGCTCCATCTTCAACGGCTATACGTGCGCGGACGAACAGACGGGCAAGGCCCTCCGCGCCATCTGCGAATCGAATCAGCTGGAGCGCCTCTACCGCAAGAACCTCATCGGGGAGCTGAAGCACTGCTGCGGCTTCTGGACCGTGACGGACGGCGGCGGCTACCCGGTCATCTCGGCATACCCCGCCACCGCGGCGGCGGCCATGTGGGACGACGCCCGCAAGGCCATCAGGGCGGGCCTCGTCGTGGCTGAGTCCAAGAAGATGCCCGGCGACACCGAGCGCGTGCCGACCGTGGTGCACCTGCTCACCGACGACAGCCTCGTGGTGCTCACACGCGACGGCGGCTCGTGGGTAGCCGAGTACCGCGAGCACTCGATGGGGCGCTGCCTCATGGAGCCGATGGCACACGGCGCGACTCTCGAGCGCCCCTTCGGCACCTCGCGCATCAGCCGCTCCGTGATGAGCATCACCGACGACGCCATCCGACAGCGCGCCCGCATGGAGGTCGCCGCCGAGGCCGCGACCCTGCCGCAGACGTGGCTTCTGGGAACCTACAAGAAGATGCTCAACGACGGCAACAAGTACGACGCGAGCATGGGCGCTGTCAACGAGATCACCAAAGACCCCGACGGCGACAAGCCCACGGTCTGGCAGTCCGCGCAGCTGCAGATGGCCCCGCTCACCGAGTACCTGCGCCAGCTCGCCTGCCAGATGTCCGCCGTGACCAACGTCCCGGTGAGCTTCTTCGGAGTGTCCAACGACAACCCGTCCTCCTCGGACGCCATCGCCGCGTCCCTGGAGCCCCTGGTCATCGACGCCAAGAATCTCAACCGCGACAACGGCACCGCCCTGCGCAACGTGGCCTACATGGCGCTCGCCGTGGCGAACGGCACCGATTTCGCCACCGAGCGCGACGCGGGGCATGAGATCAACCCGCGATTCCTCAGCCCGGCGTACCCGTCCACGGTGAGCCTGTCCGACGCGCTGCTCAAGCAGGTGCAGGCGCTCCCGAAGCTCGCCAACTCCACGGTCGCCTACGAGATGCTCGACTACACGGACGAGCAGATCCAGCGCATCGAGTCGGATGCCAAGAAGGCGCAGGCGGGCGCGGCTATCGCGTCGCTGTTCGAGCCGAAGGAGGGCGAGAATGGCGGCGGTGCCGACTAGCCTGCTGGACGAGCTGACCGATGAGGTGAACGCGCTGTCGGCAGACGCCCAGGCGAAGGTGAGGCCGGCGCTCGAGTCCCTGCTGTCGAGCTGGGAGCGCGGCGGTGGCGGCGATGTCGCCGCTCTCCGCGAGAGGGCCTACGAGACGATCGAGGCGGTGCTCGGGTACTACGCCGACACGTGCGCCGCCGCCAGGGCGGCCGAATACTACGACGCGGTCAGGGCGTCGCAGGGCTTCCCCGGGAAGTATCGGGCGGTCGCCGAGTCCATGCGAGACCCGGACGCCACGCTCGGCGCGGTTAGATATTTCATCGGCAAGGTCGTCGAGGGCGCCCCCGAGGTCTTTGTCTCGCGGTGCGTCACGAGGGTCGACGAGGAGATCAGGCGCGCCGCCAACAGGTGCGTCGCCCACAACGCGCGCAAAGACCCGGCAAAGCCGTGGTACGCCCGCGTTCCCCGTGGCGAGACGTGCGGGTTCTGCCTCATGCTCGCGTCGTTCGGCTTCTACGCCAAGACCGAGGAGGCGGCCGAACACTCGCACGCGCACTGCGACTGTCGAATCGTTCCCGGCTTCGACGGGGTGACCACAGTCAAGGGATACGACCCTGACGGGATGTACGAGAGGTATAACGACTGCCTGGCCGCGCTCGGAGGCCGCGACGGCATCGCCTCCGACTGGTACGCAATGCCGGAGGACGAACGCGAAGCGCTCGTGAGGCGCCACGGCAACAAGGAGGGGAAGGCGTACACCGCCTACCTCAACAACCGCGTCGCATCCGAGATAGAGCTACGCGACCCGTCCTGGTACGCGGGCGGCGAGCATAAGGGCATAACGTTCACGGACGATGCGGTGAGGCGCGACAAGGTAAAGAGGTGGAGGGTAGACCCCGGAGAGAGGAGAACCGCAGAGAAGCTGGCGGCACTGGGCTACAAGACTGAGTTCTGGGAAGACGAGGTGCACCTGAAGAGCGAGAACGCACAGGGAAAAACGACCGTAAGCCGCGCCGACCTGTCCACGGGCATCGAAATCAAGACCGTGTACACGTCGAAATCGGAGAACACGTTCAAGTCGCACATGAAGTCCGTGGCCAACAAGAGCGGAGTGCGGTTCGCCGTCTTCGACGTCAGCGAGAACAAGTCGGTCACCGACAGCCAAGCCGAAGCGTGGATACGCAAGTACATGAAGAGGTACGGAATCGCCGAAGTGAGGATGCTGGGGCACGACGGGTCGCTCCAAACGATAAAAAAATAGGCGGGAGCTGCATGTCTCAATAGGTGAGTCAAACAGCTTCCGCCTAACCTCATCATACCGCATGGCCGCCCACGGGCGGCTTTTTTCATGCCGAAAAACGCCAAACAGGCCAAATCTCACGCCCGTAGGACACTGCCGCGCGACAGGGCCGCACGGCCCGAAACGCACATCTAAGGGGCTCGGCCGCACGGCTGGCCCGACGGGCCGCACGGTCCGGGAAAGGACGCGACATGGCAGCAGAGACCAACACGGAGCCCACGGGCGGTACGGAGCCGACCGGGGGCGAGGAGCCCGACTACAAGGCGCTCTACGAGGCCGAGAAGGCGCACTCCCGCAAGTGGGAGAAGCAGGCCAAGGCCAACAAGGGCGCGGCAAGCGCACTCGACGAGGCCAACCAGGCGAAGAAGACCGCCGACGAGAAGGTCGCGGAGCTCGAGAAGCGACTCGACGCCAAGGAGAAGGCCGAGGCGCGAGCCAAGACCGCCGCCAAGGTCGCGCAGGAGAAGGGAGTCCCCGCGGACCTCATCGTCGGCGAGGACGAGGAGAGCATGGCCGCATGGTGCGACAAGATGCTCGCCGCATTCAAGACAAAGCCCGCGCCGCGAGTGGAGAAGCCCGGCAGCTTCGATAAGGGCGGCAAGGGCGGGGACGAGGCGCTGCGAGACTTCGCCAAGCGCCTCCTGAAGTAAGCCAAACCCGAAGAAAGGCACAGAAATGGCTGCAAACGACACCCAGAAAATCAAGCTGCCGTCCAGCGTGGTCTCCACCATCATCGGCAAGGTGAAGGACACCTCCACCATCGCAACGCTGAGCCCCAGCACGCCGCAGAAGTTCGCCGACACGACCTATCTCGTGTTCAACCCGACCGCAGAGGCCGAGGTCGTCGCCGAGGGCGGCAAGAAGTCCGGCTCCGAGATCTCCACCGACCCCGTGGTCGCAAAGCGCGCCAAGATCGTCACGACCACGCGCGTCTCCGACGAGCTGAAGTGGGCCGACGAGGACAACCAGCTGGAGATCATCTCCAACATCATCGCCGACCAGACCGCCGCCGCGGGCCGCGCGCTCGACTACATCATCTACCACGCCATCAACCCCAAGACCGGCCTCGGCCTCACGGGCTACACCGCCCTGACCGCTGACAAGGACGTCCACAGCGTCGCCAAGACCGACTCCCCGGTCGACGACATCGACTCCCTCTCCGACGCCCTGCTCGACTACGGCATCAACGGCATCGCCATGAGCCGCCAGTTCGCCTCCGAGCTGCGCAAGCTGCGCGTGCCCGCCACCGGGCAGCGCCTGTACCCCGAGGTGCCGCTGTCCCTCAACGTGGGCAACCTCGACGGCATCCCCGCCTCCGTGTCCGGCACCGTGAACGGCCGTCTCGCCAAGACCCCGACCAAGGTCTCCGCGATCATGGGCGACTTCTCCGCCATCAAGTGGGGCATGGTCCGCGACATCACCGCCGAGGTCATCGAGTACGGCGACCCCGACAACACCGGTCAGGACCTGAAGGGCTACAACCAGATCGCCTACCGCACCGAGGCCGTCCTGGCATACGCGGTACTCGACCCGAAGGCCTTCGCCGTCCTCAAGAGCGCCTAGGGGGTACCGAGATGGCTCAGCTAGTCCAGAAATTCATCGTGGAGGACGCGGGCAGGGCGTCCAGCATCCTCCCGCAGCACGTGGCGCTCGTCTCGCCCGACGGCAAGCCGCTCGTCGTGCCCAAGAAGGTCGCCAACCCCGGCGCCAGCCCGACCGTCGCGAAGGTCGTCGAGGCCCTCGTCGACGCCGGGATCATGGAGGCCGAGTAGCCATGGCCGCGCTCGCCAGCGTGGACGACTACAAGGCCCGCTACGGCGAGCCCGCGGACTCGGCGCGCACCGGGGTGCTGCTGCAGGACGCATCCGACCTGATGCTCGCGGCATTCGAGGACCGAATCGGCGAGTACACCGAGGGGGCGTGCCCGGCGTTCGACCGCGCCGCCCCCGCCGTGTGCTGCCTGCTCGTCAACCGCGTGCTCTCGGCACCGTCCGCGATGGCCGGCGCCACGCAGTACAGCCAGGGGGCCGGAATCTACACCGCATCGGTGACCTACGGCTCGGCGCTCGGCGAGATGTACCTAGGCAAGAGCGACCTCAGGCGCCTCGGCCTCACCGGTCAGGCGCTCGGGTCGCTCACGCCGCTGGAGAGAGGAGGGGTGACCGAATGATGTGCCTCATATCAGGAGAGACCGTGACCGTGCGCAATGCGGCCCAGTCGTTCGACGAGCTGGGCGAGCCTACCGGCGAGACGGTGACCGAGACGGCGGTCGAAAACGTCGTGGTCTGCCCCGGCGCGACCGCCGACCTCGACTCGACGCGCCCGAACGGCGTGACGGTCGCCTACACGCTCTGCTTCCCGAAGGGCGCGGACGTTGACCTCAAGGACGCGACGGTCACGGTGCGCGGCACCGACTACAAGGTGGTCGGCGACCCCAAGCGATACACCGCGGCCAACACGCCCGGCCCCTGGGACCTCACCTGCGAGGTGACCCGAACCGATGGCTAAGGCGAAGTGCGAGGTCAAGATCAAGTGGAAGGGCTGGAACCGCGGCGGATACGCCGAGGTCATGAACGGCGGGGGCGTGCAGGCCATGCTCGACCAGAAGGCAAATGCCGTCGTCGCGTCCGCCAACGCATCGCTTGAGAAGAAATCGGGCGACACGGGATACGTGTGTGACGTCACGAACGGCTCCCTCGCCAAAGGGCGCTCGCTCCACACGGAGGGCGTCCACGCCTTCCGCAGCGAGAAGAAGCACAACCGCTTGCAGGCAATCTTCGGGGGTGACTGATGGACATCGAGAGGGTGGTGGCCGAGTGCCTTATGCACGCGACCGGCATCAAGTGCGTGCTCGACGTGCCGAGCGAGAGACCCGATGAGTTCGTCCAGGTCACCATCGCCGCCACGAGCGCGACACGGTTCATCCAGTCCCCGCGAGTGCTCGCCACGTCGTGGGCGAAGACCCGCAGGCGCGCACGCGAGATCGCCGAGGCCGTCGAGCGGGCGTGCGCCGCCATCGAGGACGAGCCCAACGTGTTCTCGGCCGTGCCCGACGGCACGTACCGATGGGACGACCCCGACACGGGGACTCCCAGATACCAGACGAACATCAACCTGACCATCTGCGAATAAGGAGCAATCATGGCAGAGAAAAACACCAACAACGTCGCCAACGTCTCCAGCGCCAAGGGAGTCAAGGGCGGCTACATCTTCACAGCGCCCGCCGGAACGGCGCTTCCGAACGACTACAAGACCGCGCTGCCCACGGCGTGGAAATGCCTCGGCTACATCAGCGAGGACGGCTACGTCGAGACGCTCGACACCGACTCCGAGGACATCAAGGACATGAACGGCGACCTCATGGCCTCCCCGCAGACATCCCGCGTCGAGAGCGCGCAGCTCACGCTCGCCGAGATCAAGGCCGCGACCCTCAAGGTCATGTACGGCTCCGGCAACGTCAAGGACGAGAACGGCATGATCACCGTCAAGCACAACGGCGACTCCACTGAGACGTGGCCCGCCGTGCTCGAGCTCGTGCTCAAGGACGGCCGCCGCTGGCGCAAGGTCGTGCCGCTCGCCCAGTCCTCCGAGCTGGACGACCTCACCCTCGCCGTGGGCGAGCTCGCCGCGCGCGCCCTCACGGTCAAGTACCTCACCGACGATGCCGGCAACACCTGCTACGACTACATCCAGTCCACCGAGACCGCGGAGGGCAAGTAATGACCGAGCTCACGTTCACCATCCCCGGCATCGACGGCGAGTTCACCGCCGACCTCGACGAGCTGCTCAGCTACAAGACGAACAAGCAGTTCGCCAAGAGCGAGACCGAGCCCGCCGGGATGTTCGAGGCCTTCGAGCGCGTCTTCGCGGGCCGCGACGAGGAGTACATGGAGCGCCTCGGCGGCTCCGTCGAGTCCACCGGCACGCTCATGCAGGCCGCATTCGAGGCGGCGAAGGCAAAAAACTCCCAGGATTCGTCCTCGAGCTCGAAGGGCACCGCTCAGAAGTCGTAGCGGACTTCCGCCAGTACTACGGCATCGACCTCCCGCTCGATGGCGGACCGGACGACCTCCGGCGCGCCGCCCTCCTGTGGGAGCAGCTTCCCGAGGGGTCGAGGTGCGCGCGCCGCATGTACCCGGAGCTCAAGTGGAGCGAGGAGACATACATGCTCTGGCGCATCGAGCACCAGCTCAGGAGCCTCGCTTGGGGGCTGAGCGACAAGAAGCACCGGCCGTCGCAGGAACCGCAGCCGCTCAAGACGCCCGGGCAGCTCGCGGAGCTCAAGAGGCACCAGCGCAACGCCCTCGCGAACAGGGCGGAAATCGACGAGATTCTAGGATTAGGAGGACGGGATGGCGACTAGCGTAGGCTCGGCATGCATCACGCTCATGCCGTCCATGAAGGGCTTCGCCGGAAGCATCTGCTCGGAGTTCGGCGACACGGGCTCCAAGGCCGGAAAGTCATTCGGCGACTCGATGACCTCCGGCGTGGACGGCGGGGTCAAGCGCTCGGGCGGGCTGCTGAGCGGGCTCGGCACCGTCGCAAGGGGCGTGGGCACCGTCGCCGCGGCTGGCATGGGCGCGCTCACCACGGCGGTGACCGCAATCGGCGGCGCTGCTGTATCCGCATACGCCGACTACGAGCAGCTGGTCGGCGGCGTCGATACGCTCTTCGGCTCCGCCTCCGGCAAACTGCAGGGATACGCCGCGGAAGCGTACAAGACGTGCGGCATGAGCGCAAACCAATACATGACCCAGGCGACCAGCTTCGCCGCATCGCTCGTGAGCTCGTGCGGCGGCGACGTGGCGAAGGCCGCCGAGTCCGCCAACACGGCGATGGGCGACATGGCGGACAACGTCAACAAGATGGGCTCGGACATGGCCGACGTCCAGAACGCCTACCAAGGTTTTGCCAAGCAAAACTACACGATGCTGGACAACCTGAAGCTGGGCTACGGCGGCACGAAGTCCGAGATGGAGCGACTCATCGCGGACGCCAACAAGCTGCGCGCGGCGCAGGGCAAGACCGCCGACCTCACCATCGACAGCTACGCCGACGTGGTCGAGGCCATCCACACCGTGCAGTCCGAGATGGGCATCACCGGCACGACCTCCAAGGAGGCCGCGACGACCATCTCCGGCTCCATCGGCATGGCCAAGGCATCATGGGAGAACTTCCTCACCGGTCTGGGCCGAGACGACGTGGACTTCTCGCAGCTCACCGAGCAGCTGCTCACGTCCGTCGGCGCCGTGGCCAAGAACATCGCGCCGCGCGTCGCGCAGATCGGACAGGGCATCATCAAGGCGCTCCCCGCGGCGCTCTCCGGCATCGCGTCGGTGCTCACGCCCATCGTGTCCGAGGCGCTCGCCACGGCGTGGAACATCGCCGTCGGGGCGCTCGCCGGCATCGGGATCAAGCTGCCGAAGGTGGACTCATCGCAGATCTGCTCGGCGCTTCAGGCCATCCTCGGCGTGGCCACGTCCGTCGGTAACGGCATCAAGGCGGCAATCGGGTTCATCGCGCCGCTCGTCGCGCCAATCGGCACGGCGCTGCTCAACATCGCGCAGGCCGTGCTGCCGGTGCTTTCCACCGGCATACAGGTGGTGCTCGGCATCGTGCAGGCGCTGTCGCCGGTCATCGGCTTCCTGGTCGGTGTCATCGCGGACGTAATGACGAACGTCTCGCAGCTCGTCGCCATCGCCATGCCCGCCGTGCAGTCCGTGCTGTCCGCCGTGCTTGCGGCGATGCCGCTCATCCAGGGCGCGATTCAGGTGGCGATGGGCATCATCTCCGCCGTCTGGAACGCGGTCTGGCCGGTGATCTCCGCTGTCCTGACTGGCGTGATGGATGCAATCTCCACTGCCGTCCAGGTCGCGATGGCCGTGGTGCAGACAGTCATCTCCACGGTCACCGCCGCGATAAACGGCGACTGGGATACGGTCTGGAACACCATCAAGTCGGTAGCCGAGCTCGTCTGGTCGCAGATAGAGTTCGCCGTGCGAGCGGCCATCGGGGTCGTCGAGTCCGTGATAACGTCCACGCTCGACGGAATCAGCTCGGTTTGGTCGAGCGTGTGGGACACCGTCCGCGACTTCGCCGAGGTCGTATGGGGACGCATCAAGTTCTCCGTCAACTCGGCGATAAATCAGGTCAACGGCGTGATCAGCTCCGTGCTCAACAGCATCAGCTCCACGTGGTCGAGCATGTGGGGGAGCATCAAGAGCGCCTGCTCGTCCATCTGGGAGGGCATCAAGAGCGCGGCGTCCAACGGAATCAACTCCGTCTACAGGACCGTCACGAGCATCAAGGGCAAGATCACCGGGTTCTTCTCGGGTGCACGCAACTGGCTCTTCAACTCCGGCAAGTCGATACTCAACGGCCTGAAGGACGGCATCATGTCCGCTATCGGCTCGGTGACCTCGGCGGTCTCCGGCGCAGTCTCCAGAATCCGCTCCTTCTTCCCGTTCTCGCCGGCAAAGGTCGGCCCCTTCTCCGGGCACGGCTACACGACCTTCTCGGGCAAGGCCCTCATGCAGGGCTGGGCGCAGGGCATCGGCTCCGGCACCGGCACCGTGGTCTCCGCCATCAGCGGCGCCATGGACACCGCGCAGGGGATGCTCTCGACGGGCCTGACCGTCGCGCCGTCCGCTGTCTACACTCCGGCGCGCCCCGAGGAGGATTCCGACGACGCCCTCGCCGGCATCCTGTCCGTCCTCGAGCAGATCCGGGACAAGGACGAAAACCTGTACATCGACTCGGAGCGCGTCTCCTCCGCCATCGCGATTCGCGGCAGGCACACGCTCGCCGCAAGGGGGTTCGCATGATATTCGGCGGAATCGACCTCACGCCGTACCTGCTGGTGACCAAGGTCACGAGACCGATTGTCCCCAAGGTGCGGCTCGATGAGACCGAGGTCCCCGGCATGGACGGCACATACGTCCGCGCCACGGGCCTCGAGCCCGTCGAGATAGCGGTCGACTGCAACATCGTCGGCGGCTCCCTCGACGAGCTGTCTCTTATACACATCTCCGAGCC